TATTACTGCTATATGAAAGCAATGGAATGTCGCGCGGTTCTGGAAAAGTTTGAGGATGCACCAGCTTATTATAAAACTTTGAAATTTCACGAAAAAGATTTAACTGCAGAATATCGCCGCTGGATTCATGAATATGAACGAGTTTTGTATAAGTTCGGTATGACACCAGTCGAAGCTTCAAAAGTTAGAACCAATGTTAAAAAAGATGAAAGTGCAGATGATGTTATTAAAGGCTTAATTGGTGATGGCTAATGGATGATATCTATATTTATCTGGGTTCATTAATGCGCCAGCGCAAAGTTAAGGCGGAAGAAATAAAACAAGCTTTAATTGACCGCGGACTAAAAAGCACACAATCAGCGATGGATAGCGTTATAGAAAGATTGACAAATTACTTTCCAGTTTATGAATGTGATCAGAAAGGCTTTTATAAAATACTTACTGATGAAGATATTGAAGAATGCAGAAATGAATTAAGGAATAAGCGGAAGCATGAGGAGTAAATGCTTCTGATTATATAAGCCTATGAGCATGGGGGAAACTCTCCGGTTTTGACTGTCTTTTTATGCCGGATGCGAGATTCAAAAATGCTTTCTTTTTTAAGGGGGAAAAGATGAAAATTAAAATGTTATTGGAAGGCAGAATTCCAACTAAAAAAACAGATGGCGCAGCTTGTTATGATTGTTATGCAGCTATTCCAGGCGGAATGATGACAATTAAACCAGGTACAACTACAGTTGTACCTCTTGGATTCAAATGTGAATTTGAGCCTGGTTATTATCTGGAAGTTCGAGGGCGTTCAGGTAATGCGGTAAAAGGCTTGCAGGTTGTAACTGGAACTGTTGATTCTGATTATAGAGGAATGGTTGGTGCAATTTGTTTTAATTCAACTAAAGAAGATATTTTTATTTCTACAGGTAATAGAGTTGCACAGATTATGATTAAGCAGGTTATTCCATCAGAAATAGAAATTGTAAAAGAACTTAGTGAAACTGTACGCGGTTCTGGTGGCTTTGGTTCTACAGGTAAGTAAAAAATGAATGAAAAATTTTGTGAAGTAAAATATTTTCAAGATGGACTTTACATATAATCAATACATTGATGATATTCTCACTAATAAGATCAAATCCTGTAAGCATCTTAAAATGGCGGTTAAACGCCATGTAAATGATATAAAACGCTCAAAGGAATCATTTCCTTATTATTTTGATGAAAAGAAAGCCCAGAAAGCTATTAAGTTCTTTGGATTGTTGGTTCATATTAAGGGGAATCTTGCGGGGCAATTCTTAAAGCCTCTTCCTTGGCAGCAATTTATAATTGCAGTTCTTTATGGCTGGCGAAGAAAAGACAACAACAAAAGACGGTTTAAAAGATGCTATCTGCAGGTTGCCAGAAAGAATGGGAAAACCTTTTTTTCTGCTGGTGTGGGCCTTTATGATTTAATTACAGAACCAGGTGCAGAAGTTTATTCTGCAGCAACAAAAAAAGATCAGGCAAAAATCTGCTTTAATGCTGCAAAAGCATCCGCCAATTATTCTAAACCGCTAAAGAAATATATTAAACCTCATGCTCATGCTATAACCTGTGGCGAAGGTAAAATGACTGCACTATCTGCAGATACTCAAACACAGGATGGGTTAAACCCATCTTGCGGAATTATTGATGAATATCACGCACATAAAACAGATGAATTAATAAGCGTTATTGAATCTGGTATGGGTATGCGCGAACAGCCATTGATTTTTATCATTACTACCGCAGGGCATAATCTTTCTTATCCCTGTTATGAAGAATATCAGCGATGCTGTAAACTGCTTGAAGGGGCTCATGGTTATGAAAATGAAGAATATGCAGTTTTTATTTATGAATTGGATAAAAATGACGATTATACAAATCCGGCCAACTGGATAAAGGCAAATCCATGTCTTGATGAAGAAGGAGCAGTTTCTTCTGAAGGTATTAAAAGCGCATTGCTTGAAGCTCAGCAGAAGCCATCCAAATTATCTGAATTTCTTACAAAGCGAATGGATATCTGGGTAAATAATGCGGAAACCTGGATTGATTGGAACCATTGGAGCAGATGCCATAAAAGATTTAGTGAAAAAAATCTTATTGGGCAGCGTTGCTGGGGAGCTTTGGACTTATCAAAGCGTAGAGATTTTACTGTTGCAACTTTTTATTTTTATGTGAATAACAAAAAAGAAGCAGTTCATTTTTTCTATATACCTAAAGAACAAATTAAAATTAAAATGCAGCAAGATTCTTATAAAATTGAGCAATGGGTTAAAGAGGGTTATATAACTGCAACTCCTGGAGAAACTGTTGATTATTCTTTTATGTTCCAGGATATTATTGAATTTTCTAAAACTCATGAAATTATGGAAATTGCTTATGATAGAAACTTATCAGAATTGATTATTGAACCATTAGCGGAACAATTTACAATGGTTGATTTTGCGCAGTCTATAACTGCTATGAGTGAACCATCAAAAGATTGGGAAGCTGCAGTTTCAGATTCTCAAATTATTGATAATAATCCTGTTATGGATTGGATGGTAAGCTGTGCATCCATTAAAGAAGATGCCAATGGAAATATTAAAGTAATTAAACCAGAAGCCAATAAGACATCAAAAAGAATTGATGCTGTAATCACTTCAATTATGGCAAATAACCGCCTTGAAAATGCACTTGCAGAAGAGGCCAGAGAATCTGATTTTGATGTAGAAGAAGCTATTTTTTAGTAATGACTCTATTAATACGACGCAACTCTATCCGTTAGCCCTGTGCAGTTCCTCTGGCTGTGCGGGGCTTTTTTTTATATGTATGACTATATTTTATGGAGGTAAAGAAATGAATAAAGTTTGGAAAATTATCGGCACTTTGTTTATGGTTGCTGCAGTAATCTTTGGTTACTTTGCATCATTCCCAGGAGCTACAGTTGTAGAAATTGCAGTTCTGGCTTTTGGTTTGTGCACATGTATTATTGCATCAATTAAACAGGCAAAAGACGAAGGCAAATTTTCTTGGAAAACTGTTGTAACAATTATTCTTGCTTGTGTTGCTGGTGTGCTCTGTTGCATTGGCGGATTAGCTCAGAATATTTTTGCAGAAATTTCTGCAGCTGTTCTTGCAGTTTTTACATTAATTTTTGGCTTGATTTTTAACAAATAAAATTTCTATAGGTTGCAATTTGGATTTGAGAGCGTGAGAAATCATGCTCTCTTTTTTTATTGCTCTGACTCTTTTTAATAATGGAGTTTTATTTTTATGAAATTATTCGGACTTGAAATCCGCAGAATTGCGGATGCAGATACAACTCTTCCAAATGAATCAAGAGCGGCCGGAAGTTTTAATTATTTTTCAGGAATGACAGTTAAACAGATGCTTTCCAATACAACAGTTGCAAGCTGTGTATCATTAATTGCAGATACTATTGGAATGCTTTCCTGCAATGTTTACAAAAAGACAGGTCAAGGCAGAGAAAAAGATACACGCCCTACACTTTCCTATGTTCTTACTAAAAAGCCAAACTTTATAGATACACCATTTATTTTTAAGCAAACAATAATGATGCATCTTCTTTTAAGAGGTAATGCTTTTCTCTTCATCGGCAGAAATCCAGATTTTTCAGTTAAATCATTAATCCCGCTTGATCCTGATTTAGTGGAAATTAAATTTGATTCAAATGGTGATGTTTATTACCAGTACAACTACAATGGAAAATCTTACAAATATACATCTGATTATATTCTCCACATTCCAGCATACAGATATAACACCATCCGCGGACTTTCTCCAATGGAATATGCAAATCACGCTGCCCGCCTTGGTTTAACTCTGGATGAATATACAAATGATTCATTTGATGGCGGCATCCACAGTAAATTGCTGGTTACTGTTCCAAAAGAGGAATCAAAATGGAGCAAAGAAGATTCTCAAAAGTTAGTTGAAAGATTGACTTCTGCATATGGTGGAAGAGAAAACCAGAATAAACCTATGGTTTTATCTAGAGGTTTAACTGCTCAGCCATTGAATATGGCAACAAATCAGGATTCACAGCTTACAGAAAATAGAACTTTCTCAGAAAAGGAAGTTGCAAAGATTTATAGAGTTCCATTGTATATGCTTGGGAAAGATGATGGCAAATTCACAAACAATGAACAGGCTAACACATTCTTTTTACAGAATACTCTGGGCCCTTGGATGGTTCGCATCCAGCAGTATCTTGACCGCCTTCTTACTTATCCATTTGCATCTGATCATTATGTTGAATTTGACCCAGATACAATGCTCCGCGCTGATTATAAATCACGCCTTGAAGCAGAAAGAAACGGATTGCAGAGCGGTATTTATACATTAAATCAGATTATGGATATGGAAAACCTTCCAAGAGTAAAAGAAGATTGGGGCGATAAACATTTTATGCCTGTAAATCTTTCAACCATGGATAAAATTGCTGCTCAAACTTTGCAGGATGCAAAAGAGAATAGCAATGAAGGATAACCAGGGAAATCAGATATATTGCATTTCTGGGAAAGCTATTTATTCCCAGAAAGAGGCATATATAAAATTAAATCATTTTAAACGCTGGAAAAATGGAAATTCTAAAGCAAAGCATCCCATTAGAGTTTATCGCTGTGAACTTTGCCAGGAATGGCACTTAACCAGCCGGCAGGAGTATGAAGTTGAGCACAAAAAACGACAAAACAACAAGAAAAATTGTTAAAAAGCAGGCAAAGGAAACATTTATTGAAACATTGCGCTATGTTCAGCAGGCACCATTTAAGGTTCGCTGGAATCTTGCGATGAAAATATTATTTCCTAAAAAGCATTAATGACTTTATTTGAGAGGTAATAAAATGCCAGAAAAAATTGAATTGAAAGAAGGCGATGAATTCAGAGCTTACGATTTTGAAATTCGCGCAAATAAAAATGATGATCATGGGCACTTTTTGGAAGGTGTTCCTATTGTATTTGGCCAGCGTACAGATATGGGCTGGTATGATGAAATCATTGAACCTGGAGCCCTTGATAAGGCTGATATGAAAGATGTGCGATTCTTAGTGAACCATAATACAGATATGATTCCTTTGGCTCGTTCACGCAATAACAACGAAAACAGCACTATGCAGATGCAGGTATTAGAAGATGGTTTGCATATTCGTGTTGATTTGGATGTTGAAAAAAATACTGAATCAAAAAATCTTTATTCTGCAGTTGAACGCGGCGATGTTTCCGGCATGAGCTTTATGTT